TTACAGAATACCCAAACAATTTACATTTTCTGGCAAAACAATCAGAGAACTATTAGGAGATCTTGAAAAACAATGGAACAAAGAGTTAAATGACCAAGCATTGAAAGATGGCAAAAAACCTGATATAGTTGTAATAGACTTGGATAATTTAATCGCCAAAGATACTCCTAAAAATGAGGGAGAGGATGGAAATACTTCTGATTTATTTTCTAATAGTCTATTTAAAGATAACTTTAAAAAAGAGGATTTTGCAAGTAGAGGATTTACAGTTACAGGAGATACACAAAATGAAACTACAGAAAACAACGAAGATGTATCGGAAACTATCACACTCACGGATGATTCATCAGGAAATGAAGTCACTATTATATCAAAAGAATTAGTAGAACCGGACCCTAGCCAAATAAAATCTAAAACTATACCACAGATAGACAAAGTTACAATTACAGCAAATAAAGGAAAAAGTTTTGAAGAAATACTTGCTACAGTTTTATCTTTAAGTGAAGATGTTTTTAAAAGAGCAACTAGGCTTGAAGACCCCAATGATGTTAACAGTAAAGTATTAAAAGACAAAGCATATACAGAATGGTTTAATGTAAGCACAGACCTAGTAAGAGATTTTGATCAATATGATGACATCAGAGGAGAATATGTAAAAACCATAAAATTTATTCCCAAAATTATAAAAGAAAGCAGATCAGATATAGCAATATCTTTACCAGAACTTGACGAAGGTTTAAATTTAGATGTTGATTCTCTAGCCAAAAGAATTAATGATTTAGCCATTTATAAAGAATACTATTACATGTTTTCAGGCAAAAATGATCAAATAATAGATTTTAATATGAGATTTAATGAGGCCTATGCATTGAAACATCCTGCATTTGGTCAAGGAGATTTTGCACAACAATCTCAAATGGCTATAGCACCAGCACTTCAGGAAAAAGAAGCAAAAAATAACAAAACCACAAATACCGGTGCTTCTGATAAAGTGGAGAAACAAACCAAACCTACTAGCATATTGAATACTCTTAAACAATTGAAAGAAGCCAAAGATGGTAATTTTTCAAATTTATTACAGGGATTCGGTGATTATTTGGGATTTACAAAACAGGAAATTGCAGAAATTGAGGGTAACTTAAATAGTAATAAAGCACAACTTTTAGCAGAAAGTTTAGCAGACGAAAGAATATCAGATGCATTAGCAACTAATTCTTTAGTAAAAAAAGTCACCTCACCACAATCAGATACCCCTACAGAAAGTGATGAAACTACTGATACAGAAAACAACACTGCTCCGGGATATATAGACTTTTTATATGCCTCAGAATTATTAAAAGGATTAGAGGGTGATGATTTAAGTGAATCAGATGCTAAAAATATTGTTAAAGCAAAAATAAGAAATGGAACACCTAAAAAAATAAAAGTGGATTCAGATAATAAGGTTGCTGAAGCACCTGGCGAAAGAGATTCTTATAGACCATCTGCATTTTCACATTTAATGTCAGTGCATGGAGAAGCGTCATCCAATCAAATTATAAATTTGACTCTTAGAGGAGACCCCTGGTATTTGGGGATGAGTAATTTTTATGATAATTCTGTGGGAAACAATGCTGTAAAAGGCAAAGACCAAAACAGCTCAAAACTGGTTGATACAAATTTATTTTCAGCACAATGGAGTGGTGGTAGTGTGGATTTTCTTGTGGTAATAGAAAGTCCTAGAAAGTTTGATTTTAATATAGATGATGAGGACCAGAATACAGGATTATATGATTTTTCTGGTATAAATTATACTATGAGCGGTGTTTATCATACTATAAAAGCAGTTACAAATTTTTCTAATGGATTATTTACTGTTGATGTATCAGCAACAAAAGATCCAGCATATGAAATGAGTATTATAGAAACAGTCAAAAATCAAATTAATAAATCCTTTGAAATCAATAGGGCACAACCTAAACCAGATGCTGGTGAAACAGATAAGTCAGAACAAACAACATCTGATACACCAGTTGATACTAGTGATACTAGAACAGGATTACAAAAAGGGTTAGTATATCACCCTATTACAGGCAAAAGGTTCGGGTAATAAATGACAGACTTAAGAAAACGATCCAGAGTTAATCCTTCCAATAAACAGGATATGAATTCCAATAAAAGGATGGGCGTATATCTTGGCGAAGTTATGGATACTGCTGATGTCACTAAAACAGGAAGTTTAAGAGTTTTTATTGCCGCACTAGCCAGAGATAAAAAAGATCAAAACGGTTACTTTGATTGTATCTGGAGTTCTCCTTTTGCTGGAGGTACGAACTATGGTGCTATCGATGTCAATGACACAAAATCATATATAGGCACACAAAAAAGTTATGGTATGTGGATGATACCACCTGATAAAGGTAATTTGGTATTGGTGGCTTTTGGTGATGGTAATCTAAAATATCCCATAATTATAAGTTGTTTATATCCACACAAAGCAAATCACATGGTACCAGGCATACCTGGCAGTATCAGAAACTATGGTTCATTGGGGAACAATTTACCTGTAGCAGAAAAAAATAAATTTGATCCTATGCCAGAAAGTGGTACAGATATTTTAAGGCCTGCACATCACGATTTAGCAGAAGCAATCACAAAACAGGGATTGATAAATGACACCATACGTGGTGCATCTTCCAGTGGAGCAAAAAGAGAATCTCCCAGTGAAGTATTTGGTATACTAACACCAGGTGCATTAGATCCCAAAAATCCAGGACACAGAACTGGCGGTCACCAGTTCATAATGGATGACAACAAAAACAGCAAAAACATCAGGTTGCGTACATCAGGCGGTAATCAGATTTTACTTGATGACAATCAGGGCACAGTTTATATAATTAATAAAAGTGGTAAAGCCTGGTTGGAATTAGCCAGTGATGGTTCCATAAACATTTATGGTGAAAGATCACTAAATGTTAGAACCAAAGGTGATTTCAACTTGAGAGCAGACAAAGATGTAAAAATTGAAGCAGGCGGTGATGTAAAAATCAAAGCGGCAGGTGATAATACCGGTGAAGAATATTTGGGTGTACCACAACAAGGTGTACCAGGCGGTATACCATTGGGATATGGTGGACACATTAGATTGGAAAGTGTTGGTGAATTTACCTCATTTGCAGGATTAAATTCCAAAATTACTTCATTTAACGGTGATATAGACATCAATGCGGCAGGCACAATCAGAGAAAGTGGTTTAAAACTGGATCAAAATATAGGTGCTTTGGGTATATCAACAATAACATTAGGTGCACATCAAACAATCAGTGCATTGGGGACAACACTAACATCAGCAGGACCTGTGTCAGCACTGGGTAGTTTAATTTTGTTAAACAGTGGTGCTGGTCCAGTACCTATCCCTGCCATACCAGCCAGTGTTGCTCCACAACTGGAAATGCAATCACACACAGATCAACCTGTTTCACAACCAGAATACGACAGAGAAGCAGAACAAGTTTTACCTGAGAACGGTGAGCGTCCAGGTGGACCTACTGAAATAGAATCACTAGTGGGAGTATTAGTCACAGCAGAACCCTGGGACGGACACACATCACCCGATCCAATCAGTCACGACAGTGAATCCATGGCAGAAGATGAAAGTGCAGATGTTGATCCATCTACACAAACACCAGAAGATGCAAATACTCCTGAAGGCTATAAAGCAGTTATAGAAAAAAGTTTAGCCACAGTCAAACAGGCAAGAGACGCCGCAGGTAGTAAACTGGACAAATACAAAGATAAAATTAAAGGTGTTGGTGATGATCTTATAGGACCTTTCAAAGACAAATTAAGTAATTTTAATGCTCCAGGATTAAAGTATTTGGAGAGTTTACAAGGATTTTCCAACTATACAGACATACTAAAAAACATAATTCCGCCTATTCGTTTTCCAACTATAAATTCATTTGGACAACAGGTTATAGGCCAATCCAAAACACTGACAGAATTGCAAGCCAGATTTAAATCTTTGGGTATAGGTGCAGATGGGATAATGGCAGACTTCCAGGATTTAAAAGCAACTGCAGAAGGCTATGCAAACAAAGTTACAGGATTAAAAAACAAAATAGACAGCACAATAGGTGATGTGTTCAGTAAAGCAGGATTGCCTGGTGGTTCTCTTCAGGATTTTTCCAATTTGGCAAACACATTACAAAATGATGTATCAGTGGATTCGTTAAACAACATAATCAAAGACATCAATAAGAATAAAGGAAACGGCTAATGGCAGAAAACAATCTAAAATTATTTAAACAAGTTGTATCAGCACTTGCCAAAGAAGGCATAAAACCCATAGTGGATGGACCTGGACTTATTCTTGTTGACAAAGAAGGCACAAAGATAGTGGACTTTTCAAATGGGTTAGGTCCTGTGGGCACAAATTTAACCATATTATCACAATCAGAGGAAGCCGCAAGAGCAGTTAGAAGTTTAGTTAAAGTGCCTATCAGTGATTTTCAATTTATTGCCCTAGTAAGTTTAACAATACACATTGGTCCACGTAACTTTGCAAAAAGCACTGTGTTAAGAGAACTAAACAAAGAACTTTATGAAAGAATTCCTGGACTTATACAGAGATGGCGTACAGGTGCAATAGACAGCGATAGCCCTCCACAATACAAAAAAGAATATGCTGACAGAAGACGTTTTGAAGCAGAGTTATTTACAACACCTGATTGGGTAAATTTTGATTACAAACCCAGCACAGGTTCCAGTTTAACTTGGGCACAACTAACAGCAAAACTAAAAAGCATTAAGAAAAAGGCTTTTGCAGAAATGCAAGAAAAGAAATTTATTAAAGATGGTCCTGTATATACAGGCAAGCCTGTTGACCCTGATGATAGGCCAGATTACCCTGTTTATTAACTGTTAAGTTGCTTTTTTAAATCAGAATTCTCAACAAGCAGTCTGTACTTTTGCTCTTGTTCTTCTGCTACTGCTTTTTCTAATAATTTGATGTGACTTCTTAGAGCCGCACACTCATTATTCTTTTCCACAAGCATAACTCTTAATTCTTCTTCTAGGGTATTGTTTAGTGATGATTTAGTATTAATTTCCATATTGCCTCTCTATATTTAATATTTTTTGACAAATTGTAATAATTATACAGACTTTTTGATGTTTTGTCAATACCTTATTAAAACTAGTTTTAATAAAAATGATAAATAATGGTATGGCAATGTTTAAAGGTTTTAGCACAATAGACCGGGTTAAAGCACCCTATACTCTGTTTGATAAAGAACTTATCAAAAGAGATCTATTGAATCATTTCCAAACTAAAAAAGGTGAAAGAGTAATGAGACCTCAATACGGTAGTATTATTTGGGATTTGCTAATGAACCCTGAAGACACATTGACCGAGGACGAAATTAAAAGAGATATAGAACGAATTATAGACACAGATCCCAGAGTTGAACTAATAGACACAGTGTTGTTTATTTTGGATCACACTATTAGAGCTGAAATACAGTTGAGATACAAAGGCATAAATGATGAAGATGTATTGTATGTGGAATTTGTGAACAAATCACTGGATGAACAATAATGGCATATTCAGAAAGACAAAATAACCTATTTGCGGCAGAAGATTGGAAAGTAGCCTATAAGGCATTTTCACAAGTTGATTTTACATCATACGATTTTGACACTCTGAGACTGTCAATGGTGAATTACATAAGACAAAATTATCCTGAAAATTTCAATGACTATATCGAAAGTTCAGAATTCATAGCAATTATAGAATTACTTGCTTATCTATCCCAATCACTGGCCTTTAGAATGGACTTAAACAGCAGGGAGAATTTCTTAGAGACTGCTGAAAGAAGAGATTCAGTATTTAAACTAGCCAGAATGCTTGGGTACAATCCAAGAAGAAACGTACCAGCAAGTGGATTAATGAAAGTAATTGGAGTTAGAACTGATGAGCCTTTAACTGACAGTTTAAACAGAAATTTAGCCAATAAAACAGTATTCTGGGATGATGTTAATAACCCAGAAAGTTACGAACAATTTATAACTATTTTAAACAGCACGTTCAGTAACACAAACAGATTTTCATACCCTGTAAAATCAGGCAAAGTCAGTAATATCAAAACAGAACTATACAGAATCACAAAACAATTAAATGCTTCTATGGCAATGCCTTTTACTGTGAATGTAAATGGTAATGATAGAACTTTTGAAGTTGTTGATGGTGATTTTATTAATGGTGAATATTTTTACGAAAGACATCCTGATCCTCTAAATGACATGGGTATTATTTACAGGAACGATGGCAAAGGATTAAGCAGTCCAACATCAGGTTTCTTTATGATGTTCAAACAGGGAAATTTATCGTTTAGTGATTTAAACTTTACAACTCCTATTGCAAACAGAGTTGCTGACATCACAATACCTAACATAAATGAAACAGATTTATATGTACAAGAATTATCTCCTACAGGTTCTATTTTAAACAAATGGACAAGAATACCAAACACAGTGGGACAAACTCTTAACTTTAACAGTCAAGCATTTGGTACAAGAAATTTATACGCCACAGAAAATTTAAACAATGACGGTGTGAGATTGAAATTCCCTGATGGTAATTTTGGTAATGTGCCAGTTGGTTCATTTAGGGTATGGCATAGAACAAGTTCAGGTGATAGGTTTAGTATGCAACCAGATGATGCAAGGAATATCCCTGTTATTATTCCTTACGAAAATAAAAACGGTGGACAATTTAATTTAACTGTTATATTAAGTCTACAAACGTCTGTAAATAACAGTTTGCCTACAGAAAGTTTAGCAAGTATTAAATCAAGAGCACCTCAAACATACTATACACAGAATCGTATGGTGAACGCTCAGGATTATAATATATTCCCATTCAGTCAAAGTTCTAATATTAAAAAATTAAGAGCAGTAAATAAAACTCATGCTGGTCACAGCAGATATATTGATATAAACGATCCTACAGGAACATTCCAAAATATAGATTTATTTGCAGATGATGGATATTT